AGAAATGCGTCGTCTCGATTCCTGTGTGATACACACTATTTGCAATCGCATAAAGCAAACTCTTACGACTTGTAAACTTTCCCTTTGCATCTCTTGGCGCTATACCCTTTCGGATAGTCCACCCGTTAAAAGCCATAAACGGCGGCTTTTTATCTCGATACTTAAACTTATTATTTGTTACTTTTTTAAGTTTCCAAGCTGCGCCCGTTACTTTTTTGCCCTTTACTTTTTTATCCGCTCTTTTACCTCCGACACCTTTAACCCCTGCGTCTACAAATTCCCAGTAATCCGCTAGTATAAACTCTATTGAATTACCCTTTACTTTATAGGATAGGTTTTTAGATAGGTTGCTATCGCCTTTCTTTTTTTTCTTTAGATTAGCCCTTGCCTGCGTTACTACATTACTCCCTAGAGTATCAAATATTTTCGCTATACTTCCCAAAAGCAAAAGCTAGTTTCGTCTATTGGCATCTCAATCTCTAGGCTCATATCCCACCCGTCCAATAGGTTTTTATCTGAGTAAGTAATCTGCGTCAAGGTCGGACTATCCGACGCCGTTATATTGTTATCTGCAAAGTCTCTGTGCATTTTAACCCAAAGCGCATTTAAGCAAGAGAGCGTACCGTTGTAGTTATCTACCTCGTTATCGTTGAGGTAAAACTTATCGTTTACATTCTCGTTATTAATATCTCTAATATCTAAGCATTGTATGTTAAGGCTAAAGGTAATCGTCGCGTTAGAGCTAAAGGTGGCGTCTGTTATATCAATATTAAACAACGGGAATATATCGCCCTTATTCAAATCAATATCTGCGCCCGTTGTGATTGTTTTAACAAATACGTCTTGCTCTGCTAAACTCCTTATATATCTTAATATTCTACTGTATGCGTTCATTATAATTGTGTTACGTTATTACCTTTCCTTAGTATTGCCTCCATATTTTGCCTGTCTAACTTATGAGCTAGGAACGTGTGAAACTCATGTACAGGAATTTCTAGCACTCTGTCAATTTTTAGTATATCATTGTTTGCCATCATATCAATAGTAACGTACCACCCCCATTTGGAGAAATAATCTACCGCTTGCTTTTCTCCTCCGCTTGACTCGTATATCTCTGGATAGCCTCCTTTAATTCTCTCGATAAACTCCAAAAAAAAACCAGAGCGCCGTTTACTATATTCATTGGGCAACTTCGCATCTCCTCGCAAAGAGCCTTGTCGTATTTGTAGGGCAGTATCTCATAGTTACCAAAAGCGTCCTCGCTTGTAACCCTACGAAATAAGATAGCTATAATCTTGTGCATCTCTTTAAAGTCCATTCCTATAGTGCTGAGGTCTACATACTCCGCCGTCGTTATCTCGTCTAGGTTTGGGATAAAGCCGTACTCTACTCCATTAAGTATAAACCGCTCCTCAAACTCTACGTCTTGCTCACAGGCTGCTATAATCTGAGCCATTAAACCCTCGTAGTCTGTATAGACTAATTTCTTTACATCTTGTTTTTTCATTCCTGTAAACAAAGATATAACCCTCTCAATCATTCCCTGCTCTGTCATCTTATCCTCTCGCGCTCTAAGCGCCTCAAACTTGACGTATTGATCCAGAGTAATATCTGCGATGTTTTCGGGTACACTAATTTTGATAGTCTCTGTCATATAATAAAAACAAATTAATTCTCTTTATGTTATTTACCTTATTTCTATTTTGCCACGATTAGCAAGCAAATGAGAAACGCCGTAACGCAGAGCATCGAGGCTATGGTCGTACATCGCAGAAAATACATTTGCGCCTTTGTCTGTATATACGTAGTTATTCAATTCCTTTGCCATATTAGTAGAGTCTGGGTGTACGACAAGCTCATAGTCTTGAATAAGTGCCACACCTGCCGCGATACTACCTGCGCCTTTCTTAGCGCCTCTAATATTAAGACCTAGCTTTTGCAACTCTGCAATAGTTCCTGCGCTCGCGCTATCTGCTATGATAAGACTACGCCCTGCTCTCTGTCTATTGATTGCGTATATTTCGGAGATGGTTATTTTCGATTTGTATAGCTCCTCCTTTGCGTAGATTATCTTTCGCTTTTTATCTATGGCAATAGCAACTAAAGTTGTCGGATCGGTAAAGCCGTAATCCTGCCCGTAAATAACCTGCAACCCGTCGGGATTAAATTCGCCAAAGCGCCAGTTTGTATAAACGACTCCCTCCGCTTTTGAGAGCCAAGAGCCTAAAACAACGTGATTGTATTTTATCGGATTGCTAACTTTCATATCCTCAAAATAGTCTAGTATCTCGTCGGGTACAAACTCTAGGCAATCGAGGTAAGAGGTATGTATATAACAGACGTTATCTTTCACACCGTTAAATCCCTCTTGAACGCCTCTACTCTCGTAGTACTTCATATAGATAAAATGCTCCTTGCTCGTAGGGTTTAAGATTAATACCTTTATATTTCGGTTTGGATTGCTTGCGTCGTTCCCTCTAATCGATAGTACTATCTTATCGTAGATTGCCTCGTCCTGCATCTCCTCCGCCTCGTCTAGTATTAACATCGAGAAATCTTTTAATCCCTTGAGGTTTGCTGTCTGGACTCCAGAGCCTGCCTTTAATCCTTTAAAGACTATTTTGCTTTTATTGAATTTTGAGACGATCCTATTTTGCTGCGACTCAAAAGAGTCCTCCAGATTCATAAGCTCGATTTTCTCCTCTACCTCTGCGAATATGGAATCCTTGAGAGATGCGTTTGTGTACCTGCTGTAGAGTATTCGATGCCCGTACTTCGTGCAACTATTTAAAGCGCTTAGAGACGTTGCAAATGATTTCTGAGAGAATCTGCCGCCTGTTATGATAAAGGTATCCACGCCGTCGGGAATATCAAACAAGGGCGCAAATTTTTCGCTGAGGTTTATGTTACTCATTCTCTGGTGTTACGTCAATAGCTGAGGTAAAAGAAATCGTCGGAATGTTTACGCTGCCACCGTCGGAGGTTATATCCACGCTTTGCATTGGTTTGCCGACTGTATACTCTAGGTAGAGCTTTGCGCTCTGAACGTCTCCAGACATCGCGCTTGCCTCTAACGTTTGAAAGACGGCTATAAAGTTCTCTTGTGAGGTTGCCTCTGTTATAAGGGCTTTAAATGGGTTTTTACGGCGATCAATCCCTTTGGCTTTTGTAGACCAGCCTCCGTTGCCTTTTGATAATTTATTCATATCTAATAGGTACTAACTATTAGTATTAGTACTATTATTAAAACAAATTATAATATATATTGTTATTATATAAAAAAACCCCACCAATTAAGGCAGGGCAAACTAAAACAAAATTAAACAAAACTAAAAATTAAGAGGTTACATCTACGAGTCCGTCTCTGTAGTGGTCTACAATTACGCCCGTTTTTAATGTGATTGTCTTATAAGGTACTATTGAATTTTTTACGAGTAGTCTGTGTATTAATTTTCTCATGGTTTAAATATCTAGGGTTAATGTTACTATAAATAAATACAGCTTTATTGTCGTGTAATCAAACTCTTTGGTTTGAGCCATATACTCCCAGCCAACTAGGAAACGATCGTGAGGATAATGGAAAGCTATTTGTAAAGTCCAGTTCATTATCTTATATCTTTTGCAGCTTGAAATCCTGCGTTAAATTCGTGCCTTGAATGAGCGCCAATAATCTCGATTAAAATATGCTGTTGCCTAGAGGTTAAAGCTAGGTCTTTGTCAAATAGTTTGTCAAGTGTTGTTTTTAATTCCATAGTTTTGTTTTAATTATTTAACATACATTCTTGATACAACTTCTGCTGTGATAGCTCTTAAATAAGCACTACGCATTCTTCTGCAATAATCATCTTTAAACTTTTTTGGATTATCTGTAATAACATTCATTTCATTTGTTGTTACTTTTCCAGTTATTTTGTTTTCAAGTTCAATTATAAAAATCATATCTGTTTGTTTTTGTTTTTGTAAATATACAATACTTTTTTAGTTACCACCAAAGAAAAAACAACATTTTTTATAACTACCTAGTCCTCAATGTTTAAAACCTCAAATATTAACTGACAAGTTTCGTACTCCTCGATATATTCAAAGTATAGCAGCGCATCTCTAGAGAGTATTTGCTCATCCTCTTCGGATTCTGGCTCGAATAAATATTTGTCGTAATCGTTATAAATAAACGTACATACGTACTGAATCGACTCGTCTAATAAATACTCTACCATACTGCGGTAGAATAAATCGTGCGCATCTGTATAGTTTTGTTTTGTAGCCTCCTCAAAAAATACGTGAGGATTGTCAAATATTACGGGTATCGTCATTTAAAAAAGATGTGTATATACGCAATCGTGTACAAAGCTGTAGTCCTCGTTTAAAGCCTCTAGCTGCTCGTCTGTCATTGCCTCGCCGTCGTAGTCTGCCGAGACTATAAAAGCGTCTGTAAAGTCTGGGTAATCGTTTGTATCTATTCCGTCTACTTCGATGTTATCTATTAGGTCGTAATTCATGCTATTCGGTTTTTTGTGCCTCGTCTACGTCTTTAATCTCGTTAGACGATAGGGCGGTTACTATTGCCTCTTGGTTGTGTGCTATATCTTTAACTAGGGAGTGTAAATTGTTTAG